TGCCTTTGCTTTCGTATTCAGTACCTCGATGTCGAGAGACATGCCTGGGGTGCGTGAGGCAACTATAACCTGCTGGCAGTTGATTGCTTTAATCCGGCCCGATACGCCTAACATGGCTGGGTCTACCGGGGTCACCGTGGGCGCGGACACTCCGCCACTAAATGCGCGAAAGCAGTCTTCTGCGACAACATCAAACACGACGCCTGTAATCGGGTTGGTTGAGAGACTGTCGTAGGTGACATCGACGCCGGTTGCGTACAGGCAGTTCTTAGCGAGGCCTATGATGACAATGTTTCTGATCGGGTTGGTGTTACTCCCGCCCGGCTGAATGCTGAAGGCCTTCCCGCCATCGCCGTATGTGCCTTTATCAACGAACGGCAGGTCAACGCAGTTTAGCTCAAAGTAAAGGTCTTGACCGCCGTATGTGATAGATAGGCCGTTACTGCCCGCACCAGTAGTGCCATTAAGTGTCGCCGTGACAGTTGGATAACCTACTACTCGAAGCCCTTTAATACCGTTGCACTGCAAAACATCCGCGCCAGTATCTGAAGTGGTCTTGAATACCGTCGACGGCCCCGCCGTTCGGATAACAACACCCGTATAGTCGCGCAGTGAGGTGGCCGGGACCTCTGGATTACGGAAGGGCCAATTCTGGGCGCCAACATCGTAAACACCAGGTCCGAAGTAGCAGCCAACTTTGTTAGCGAAGCAATACGCTTCAATTTTGACTATCTCGTCGTAGCAGAACCCTGCTTTGGGAAGCCCAAACCAGGCTGCGTCGATTTCCCCCGTGACGTGGCGAATCCAGCGCCCGGTCGTCACGCCCGTGACAGCGAACACACGCCAGCCATCATCGGCAGCCACAGAGGCCGCATCCCAAAACATCGGGCCACCACCTCCGCCGTTAGCGAACCCTGCTCCGTATGCCTCCAGCCATACCTGCTCGCCATCGCGCTCACCCTGCTCTGCACGTAAAGCGGCCACATCGGCGACTTTACGAAGTGCGCCGCCGACCAGCTTGACGCCATCGGCAGACGCCAGCTCCATCCGTAGTTCGGTAGAGCTATCGGCAACCGGAGCTACGACCTGCGGGTTACCATCAGCATCAAAAGATAGAATCTTATTGGCCCGCTGCGCAACAGCCGGAATGCGCGCCGGCTCTGGGTCAGATTCAGCCACTCGCAATGATCATCTGATGCATGACTCGTGCTGCTGGGCAATCATCGTCAGCAGGTCGAAGGCGTCTTCGTGGACTTCTGCGAAGAACTTGCCCTGGTTGCGAAGGTCCGTCAGCTGAAGAATATCGACAACACGCGTTACCTTCAGCCGCTGGCCTAACGCTGGCGCCACGACAACATTGATCAGGCCGCCCTCTTCATCACCCTCGCCGCTGACGGTGTAGTCAGAGTTCAATGTGAGCTGAGAGACAGCGCCAGTTGCGTCATCAACAAGCAGCACAATCAGATCGGTGTCATTGTTGAACTTGAACGCAATCGGGAAAATCTGCGTCACTCCGTTACCGTTAAAGCTGGCGACGTTGGTGTTGGTTTGAACGGTCATGGCCGATCCTTTCGTGCGGGCAATAAAAAACCCCGCTAATTGGCGGGGCCTGGAATTTGGGCAATAAAAAACCCGCCGAAGCGGGTCTTGTGAAATCTAGTGGGTTGCCTTACGGCTTACGGAGCACCTCGAGCGCATCGAGGAATTGTTTTGCCTTGAGCTCACTCGTTGTACTCACCCTGCGGAGATTGGAGCCTTCCTTGTTTCTGATGAGGATCGCGTAGCGGTTCTCCCTGCCGCGCTTCGTGTGCAGGGTGCTGCTGCCGAGTGAGTTGTAATAGATCCGCAGGCCAGCCTGGCGCGTGGTGTACTTTGAACTGCCAGTCATGAGCGCGCCGTTCCCAATCGCGGTCGCGCCGCCCACACTCGTCCCGCGAGTGACAACGCCATCGGCCAGCAACAAGTAGTCGCCCTCAAACAGAACGGCGTCTGGCCTCTGACCCTGGTCGTAGTCTTCGAGAAAGACCTGCTCCACCACTTGCTCTGCCTGCGCTCGACTCATGTTGGCGCGAGGCGTGTAATCGACCAATGCGTGACCACACCCTGTAAGAGCAAGCATCAACATCACCCACGACAACTTCATAGAGTTTCCTTTCAGTTCGCTGAATACAGGCCAAGCACGGCGGCAGCCATTACACACATCGCCAAAGCCCACCATCCGAAGGCGCGCAGTCCGCTGCTGGCCGTCACTGCCAGGTCGGCAAAGCTGCGAATGCGTCCATGGTAGTGCTCGGCGGCGACGGACACCGCCACAATCGACGACAGGAAGAAGGCGATCATCGCAGGGTAAACGCGCCAGCCTGCAGGAAACAGGAAGGCAGTCGCAGCCGTAAAAAGCAGCGGAAGCACGAACAGGATCATGCCCGCGACAACCAGGTTCATTGTGCGCTTACCTCGCAATCCCTAGCGGGTCCAGGTAGGTCTGTGATGGCCGCAGCAGGAATTGCTGAGCGTTTTCCTTTTCTATCCGGCGCTCCATGCGGCGCAGAGCCCCAGGGTTCAGCGCCTCCTGCACGCTGTGCAGGAAGAGATAGTCCATGGCCGTGCGAGTGTAAAACAAATTCGCGAAAGGCGTGTTCTGGATGGCAAAGCGGAAGCTGGCAGCCGCCGCGTCGTCGCCGTCACGCATCCTGGCGAACAGGTCATACCCTCCATCGATCAGACCCAGCGTCGGGTCGGATAGCGATTGGGTTAGGCCGCCGCCGAAACGGTTGGCCTCGCCGAACAGGAAGTCGCCATACAGACCGAGTGCGCCACCCTGCAGCATCGCAGCCACCCAAGTCTTCGGGTCGTCCGCCGGCCGTGGCTCGCGCCCTTTCAGCAGATCCTTCGTGGCCATGGCGCCATAGCCGAACAGCGTGGTCCATAGCATCAGCTGAGCGATACCGAGCTTTTCGCCGTTGCCACTGCGCATAGCCTGGATCAGCTCGCGACCAGGGTTTGCACCGTAGGCACCCGGCCGGTAGCCGCGGCCGTACAGCTCTCGGCCAAACGACTTCTGCAGAATGGCCACCGGAAAGGCCTTGAACTGACCGACGAACCGCAGCAGCTCGCCGGCAACAGTGCCTGGCTGAGTTCCGCGGCGCATCATGGCGCGAGTGCGCGCATCAGGCTCAATCACCGCATAGCTGGCCCGGTCGGTGATGTAGCTGCGCAAGCTGCCGCGCAATTCTTCGCGTAGTTCCCCGATTGCAGCAGCATTGACCGTGCGCCCCTTGCTGGTGAGATAGCCGGCGAGATCTGCGTCTGCGATATCGTCGATGCCCTGAGTCGTCATGTACTCGCGGCCGTCGGCCAGCTTGGCGCCAGTGTTGCGCACCAGGTCCCACTTGCCGGCATCGAAATCGAACAGCTCGAGCGTGCGCCGCAGGTCAGGGTTCATCTGCTCCCAGTTCAGCGCGCGGTTGTAGGCCAGGTGATGGCTCATCATCAGCGCCGCGGTGCTGCGCATGGTGTCAGTCCACCAGGTCAGGCCGTTGAGCTTGAAGAACAGCTGCTGTGCGCGGCTCATCTTGCCGCCCAGCGAATCGTCGGCGCTGAACTTGCTGACCACTTCCCCGCGCACGCTATCGAAGAACACGCCCATCGAGGACAGGATCTCGCGCTGCTCGGCCGGCTTCTTGCCGGACAACATGCCGCCGATCAGCGTTCCCATCGAGCCAAGCATGCCCTTGCCTTGGTAGCGCATTTCGCTTGCGGCAACAGGAAGGTCTGTCACGGCAGAGATCACCGCGCCGCCAAGCTTGGCCATTGACTGCCAGGCGCGAAGATTCGCAGCCACCCGGGCGCCGGTGTGATTCACCGCAATGCTAGCGCTGCCATCGATCTCGGCGAAGCGAGTCTTGAGCATACCGCGGCGATCATCTTGGAAGCGCCGCATGGCCTCCGGGTCTTCCTTGAAGGCCAGTTGCAGCTCGTCAAGCGCAGCCTCGAAGTTGCCTTCAGGATTGGTGCCGAGCCGGCGCATGAGGCCGGTACTTTGTCCGGAGCGGTCAAGGCCGCCGAGGAATGCCTCGCGCAGCGAGCCAGTGCCGTAGACCTTGTTGTACTGATCCCAAGCAACGCCGTCCTTGAAGTGCAGGACGCGCTCGGCGCTAACCTTCTTGGCCAGGTTGCGCGGGCCTTTGAAGCCTGTCGGCTCAGGCGTCGAAACCTTCAGGTGCACACCTGAAACCAGGTTGTTATAAGTGGCCAGCAGGAAGCCGTCGACATCCGAACCAGCCTCAAAGGTTCGCTCGTCCAGCAGCGGCAGGATCTCGTCGCGCCACTGCTTGAAGCCGGCACGCTGCAGCTTGTACGGGTCATGCGACTGGCGCACCACGTAGCCAGGCAGCTTGCGGATGAAGGCGCCTGCACGGTTGGCGTCGATGCGCGCAGCCTCTTGGTACTTCTGCATGATCTTGGCGATCGAGACAGCCTCTTTGCTCAGGCCATCCAGCGGCTTGTCCATGCCGATACGCCAGAGCGAGTCGGCGATATCCTGATCCAGGTCGCCGCGAGTCAGGAAAGGCAGCAGCCCCTCCTTCTCAATGTCGTTGAGGAACCCGGCGATATAGGCCTGGCTGAGCTGTTTCTGCTCGGCCGCGACCGACCGCCAGGGCAACGTTGGTGCCGACAAGGAAGGACTCGAGTCCGAGGTCTGGCCGATCTGACCAGGTGCTGCGAATGTAGCCGACCAGTTCAGCGCGACGACGAGCGTTGAGCAGGGCGTTGCGCTTCTCGATCACGGCAGCCAGCTTGACCTGGTTCCCCATCTCGTCAGCGGCACGCATGGCTGCCTCTTCCAGGCCGAGCATGCCGTCAGTCGCCTGCAGCTGCTTGATGCGGGCCTGCAGGTCGCCAACAAGCTCTGTCAGCTCTTCAAGGTCAAGC